TTATTAATGCATTCATCGCATATTTCATCTAATGCATCGCTAATCTCAGAAAATGCGGCCATTATACGATAATCTCTCATTCTACCGCCTTTGTTTTCTTCTACATTAGCATATACTAAAGCATTATAATTACCATCGACTGCAATTTGGCCTGTACCGGTATTATTGAAATCATTATTATAAAAAATAGAATTTTTAGCTAATGCTTCAACTCTTCGCATACCAGTACTCTCAAATGTATCATACTTAGGATTTAAATCACCAAGAACTTTATTAAAATCTACAGACTGATATGGTAGTTTATTAACTAGATTCTTTAAGAAACCAGATTGTCCTGAGTTATTTTGTTGATCGGCCATTATTATTATTTAATACTTATTCTACTATAATAAACGTACTACTTAAACCTCTACCACATAAAGTATCCATATACGATGAGTCTGAAAAATCATAACCAGCTTTATTTAAAGGTATAAATCTAATTTTACCATCTGATATAGGTGGTGAATTAAAAATTATTGTATTATCACTTAATATTGTGAATGGTATAGATTGACCAGATACAGCAGGTTGTCTGCTAAAATTAGATATAGATGTTAAATTTGTGTATACTGTTTCATTATTCGTACTAAACAATACAGTTTCTGTATGCGTAAAACCTGTACCGTTTAAAATTATACTACCTGATGCGTTTGGGGTAATAGTTAAATTATCTTGCAATAAAACACCATTATAAAAAATATCAGTTATAAACGGTGAACCAGCAACTTCTCTAGATATAACTCTATCATTACCAGATAAAGATTGAAAGTTATCATAATATTCTAATTTTGTTTCAGTGTGAAAATTATTATCTACAAAGAATATATTACCAGAAGGGTTATCAGTATCCTTAAATAACCAACCTTTAATAGTAAATGATGTATCTGCAGTAACTCTTGCTTTCTGACTTGACGTTAGTTCGGTTGGGTAACCCATACTAACATCGCCGGTCCACAAAACTTCACTTCTTATTTCTTGATCAACGCTTAAATTAAATTTTTCAGGCACTTTCCAAGATATAACTACGTAAGGATTGCAAAAAGGTACAAAATTGCTTAGTATTTGATCCATATCGGTTTGGTATCTAGTTAGAACAGAAACCGATAAAGTAATATTGATTGGTACAGGAGCCTTAATATGCCTGGATACTTTATCTTCCCCGACAATACCTTGATAATAAAATCCATCTAATTTATTAAAGACCCGAGTTGAATCTCTAGAAATATTACTAACGTTAACTGATACAACGGGTAACGTTAAAGTCTTATTTTCGTTTACCAGATCATATAATACTCTTTGTTTTGGAGCATATACATATCTAACATTAATTTTATCTCTTTCGACTCTATCTCTATTAAACCTACCTATGACAATATCATCAAACGCAGCGACAAACTGCGTGAGCATATCTTTAATTTCGAAATAAAAAGGTCGAGCTTTCACTTAATTATTTATCCCAAGGAAACTGTAACCAACTGGTACTATATACAGTATTACCAGAAATAGTATTTAAATCTTGAAATTCAGTACTATCTCTCTTTATTAAACTAGCAAAACAAATATTATCACCGTCAATACCGTACTGCGATAATAAAATTGACTTTACCGCAGTAAATGTACGACCACTATCATTAATGTCATCAACAACTAATATCTTATTATTTTTATCAATACTTTCAGGTTTTTGATATACTAGTGTATCAAGATATTTACCATCATCTTCTCTTGTGCTAATACCTAAATTATGTAGATCTAATATACCAAGTTTATAACTAAGTGCTGCACCTGGTATAAGACCACCCCTGCCTAAGGCAATTATACTATCAAACTTTATACGTTTATGTAGTATCTGATCTGTTAAGCAATTAATTAAAAAATCTATATTATCCCAGTCTAGTTTTAGTATATCTCCCACATACTAATTATAGCATATAAAACGTAATAATCAACTCATTTGCTTAATAATAGAGCTGTATAAATCAATTTTACTCTTTAATATAGCCCCTGTTACATTTTTATCAATTAATTTATGTATATCATTTTTTAAACTATCTAGTAACTTACTAGCTTGACTGCTATCGATGACACCAAAACCTTTAATTAACATTTCTTCATCACCACTTATACCATTAGATGCAAAAGGGGCTCCTTTTACTTTAGATGCATTAGTTGTAGGTACACTATATTTAGCATAAGAAGGTTTACCTTGATTAGGTGTATACTTACCATAATTTTTATCATTATTTCTTTGCTGCATAGAAGCAATTGCTGATTGATTTAAATTACTTTCATAAAGATTAAAAATATTTGATTGATCACTCATTATTATTATTTAATATAAGAAAATTTAATAAATATATTAAAATGGAAAAGCCTATTACTTTCTTTCGCTCCTTTTTGGAAAATATTAATTTTGCTACTTTTTTCTTAGCTGCAATGGGTGCATTAGCTGCTCTTTGGTTGAATAGTAATTATGTTTCTCAAGAAGTATATTTAAAAGATCAGCAAATAATTAGTTTAAAGATTGAAAGTTTAGAAACAGAGACCCAAGCCTTGCGATTTATGGCTCAATCAAATCAAAGTGAGATAAGAGAATTATTACCTTTGGTAGAAAAAATAGAAACCTTGATAAGTAATTTTATAACACCAAGTGGTGATGTTATTATAACAGAGAGTATGAAAGAAATGGAAGTAGATATTGCTGAAATAAAGAAAGATATCGAGTATATGAAAGCTCGATTATGGCCAACAGATTAAGAATATAATTCTAAATAGATCTTAGTATATTTATCTTCAAACTCCCTTGCTTGTATCTCCATAGGATTTTTATAATACTTATTGGTACAATTTGCAGCATCAGCCTCAGTATAATCTAATTTAGTGTCTTTAACTTTATCTAAGTTATCTTGAGCAAAATGACATAACTCATGAAAATAGGAACTAAGATACCATTCTCTTTTCTTATCTGCAGAACGTTTAGATGTTTTTGTTCCTATTTCCATCTCATTACATTCAAAATAATAACCTGATGTATAACAATCTATAGTTTTAATTTGCAAATCATAGTTCCAGATCTTTCTAGTTCCTTTATATTCATTTAATATAAAGTTTGTAAATCGTTCCAGTTCCTTAATTTTAACATTAACTGATTTATATAGTTCCTTTGCTTTCTTATTAAACTTACAGTTAACAATAATCATAATACTATTATATCACAGTTCCCATAAAAAAAGATGCTTCCGGAAACAGAAGCATCTTTATTAAAAATATATCGTTCAATCTTAAACGTAACCTAATTGATGAAGTCTTCTTAATGTTGGACCAACTGAATTAAATCCTTCAGCAGACGCTGTTTGTAAATTTGTTCCTGAACTGACTGTAATTTGTGTCGATAATCTCTTTTCATTTACAATTGAAATTATTTCACCATGATAAGCACCATTTACATTTAATGCATAAACTACATCACCAATTTTAGCACTTAATCCTACTACACCTGCACCGAGAGCAGTAGGTGTAGTTGCAAGTGAATTAAGTTTGTTAAATACTACCTTTGCGGCTGATCCAGCTGCTATTGGGTGATAATGTAATCCAGATACACCTGTTGTAGTTGTTTGTTCGTCTCCTAAACCAAATGTGGTTTCGTTAAAAAAAGCAATGTTGTCTCCTAAGGCCATGTAATTATTTAATCAATTATATGTTAAGATTTCGAAGTCTTTGTCTTCTTTCTTCATCTGATTCTACATCAGTTACTTCTTCAGCTGGTGAATCTATATCAGCAACTTGTTCTACAAGCTTTTCTTTAGTTAGTCTCTTGTCAAGCTCAACGCCATCTTCTCTTGCTAACTCTTCTAACTCATCTTTAGATAAAGAAGAGATATGCTTTTCAAGCTGTTTAACCATTTTAGATTTTAAGAGCCTTCTATCTAACTCAATACCATACTTACGGCCAAGTTCTTCAAGCTCATCTTTAGATAATTTAGAATATTCACTCATACTATTATTTATACAATCGCGCAAATTTCCCCGACCCCTAACAAAGCGCGGATTTGTCGCAGATGGTCTTAAATAGTTACATGTACGAATATAAAGCAGTTGTAGATAGAGTAATAGACGGAGACACTGTTGACGTTGATATTGATTTAGGATTTAATGTATGGTTAAAAAAACAGCGCATTCGCCTCTATGGTATAGACACTCCAGAGAGCAGAACATCAGATAAGGTAGAGAAGGTATTCGGTAACCTAGCTAAAGCAAAAGTTCTAGAGTTCTGTCCAGTAGGCTCGAGCATTATACTCCAAACCAAAACCGATGATAGTAGAGGTAAGTATGGTAGAATTTTAGGTGAGCTAGTTACACTAGAAGGTACTAATGTTAATACGTTCCTTATAGATAACAATTACGGA